AGAAAGAAAAAGATGCTATCATTGTAGCGTCATTCGGTACATTTTCAACTGGTATTAATATAAAAAGACTACATAATGTAGTGTTTGCGTCTCCTAGTAAGAGTAGGATTCGTAATTTACAGTCTATAGGTAGAGGATTGAGAAAAACAGAAGATAAAGATAGTGTCACACTATATGATATTGCTGATGATCTTTCATGGAAGAAAAATATGAATTATACACTCAATCACTTTTCAGAAAGAATAAATATCTATAGTACAGAAAATTTTAACTATGAGATACATTCAGTAAGGATACCAGCAAATGACAATAACGAAGGATAACACTTCATATCAATATCTTAGATTTAGTGACGGTAAAGAAATATTCGCAATGGTGAAAGAACAAGATAATCAATTGGAACTAATTTTTCCGATGAACGTAGCTTGCAAACCAGCTTTGTCTGGTGGTGTGACGATTCATCTCGGTCCTTTCATACCGTTTACAACCGACGATTCTATAGTTATTAACTCAGCTGATATTGTTGTTAGAAGTAGTATCTCAGATCAGTTCATAGATTTATATGATGAGTCTATTACAGCATGGTTAGATGTACGAGATAACGAAATTATAGAAATTAAATCTCCTAGTGAAGATATCGATAAACAAAAACAACAAATGGCAGAGTTAGTTAGAAACAGATTGTCAATTATAGAAAGAGAGGGTATGTGGGAAGACGAATTAGAAGATGAAGAACTGTTCGAGTTTAAGAATCTACCAAGTAGTAAAGACATTATTCATTGATCTCTTTATATAGTATATTCTCTTTTCCGCGATAACATATTCATTTTACACTATGGATTCGGTTCTGTCAAGCGATTTTATGAAAAAAAGTAAAAAAAAATATATACATGTAAATCAACATAAGATCCGTGCTAATTTAAAGCATGGTACTAACGAGCCTGTTATAACAATCAAAGAAGGTAGTAAAAATACTTATTGTCATGAAGTTAAAATACTAGGAGAGAGTATAGTAAGATATAGTGGTCAAGAAAAACCGATATTATCATGTGGTGCTAGAGTAGTAATTGAAACTGAAGGTGAGATAGAAATAACTTGACCTGACAGCAATCTGCAGTATAATAGATATATGACTAGAGAAAAAAGACAAACTAAAGCATCAGTTCACTATGTAAACAACAAAGAGTTCACTGCAGCTATTATTAAACACAATATGGCATGTCGTGATGCTATAGCTAAGGAAGAAGAAAAACCTAGAGTTACAGAATATATTGGTGAATGTATATACAAGATCGCAACAAGACTCTCAACAAAACCTAATTTTATAAACTATTCATATCGTGATGAAATGATATGTGATGGTATTGAGAACTGTTTACAATACATTGAAAACTTTAAAGAAGAAAAATCTACTAACGCTTTTGCTTATGTTACACAAATTATTTACTTTGCGTTTTTGAGAAGAATTCATAAAGAAAAGAAACAAGCAGCGATCAAACAGAGAAGTATTGAACAAGCTGGTGTGTTGTTTGATACTTTTGATACAATAGACGGTAATACTCAAGGTATGAACAACTCTTATGTTGATTACTTACAAGAAAATATGAGTCCAATAAATTATAAACCACGTGGGTCTAAGAAAAAAGAAGACAAATAATACATTATGAAAATAGCTTTGCTCAATGACACACATGCAGGTGTCAGAAATAACAATCAAATGTTTGCAGAGTACCAAGGAAGATTCTATACAGATGTCTTCTTTCCGTACTTAGATAAACATGATATCAAAAACATTATACATCTAGGAGACTATTTCGATAGAAGACGAGATGTTAATTTTTATTCTTTACATAAGAATCATGAACACTTCATTAAACCTATGATTGATAGAGATATCACAATGGATTTAATTGTTGGTAATCACGATATCTATTTCAAATCAACTAATGAATTGAATAGTCCTGAGTTCTTACTTAAACACGAAAACTTTAATGTATACACAGACCCAATCACAAAGAATTATGATGGTTTAGATATTGCTTTGTTGCCTTGGATTAATACAGAGAATGAAGAAGAGGTAGAAGAATTTTTACAATTAACAACAGCACCTTTTGTTATGTCACATTTAGAAGTAAACGGTGGTATGGTAGGACCGGGACACTTTCATGGTGGTGGTACTCCTGTTTCATGGTTTGAAAGATTTGAACAAGTTTACTCAGGTCACTTTCATCATAAATCACAATTAGGTAATATCAGATATCTAGGATCACAAATGGAATTCACTTGGAATGACTTTGGTGATGATAAATATTTTCATGTCTTTGATACAGAGACAAGAGAGATAGAGATGATTAAAAATCCTCTCAAAATGTTTCATAAAGTATTTTATGATGATACAAATGAAACACTAATGACTATTAAAAAGAAAGATTTTAGTCATTTAAAAAATACATTCGTAAAACTTATTGTTACGAATAAAAGTGAACCTTATTGGTTTGATGTGTTTGTAGAAGAACTTATCAAAGCAGAACCAGCTGATCTAAAAGTAGTAGAAGATCATAGTAATCTAGATGTTCTAAACGAAGAAGAACTAGTTGGTGAAGCCGAAGATACGTTAACTATTCTAACAAAACATATCGAATCTTTAAACATAGACGGAGACAAAACTAAACTTGATACATTAATGAGATCATTATATACAGAAAGTTTAGATATTTTAGTATGATAAAAATAATACAATTAAACAGTGGTGAAATGTTAATCGCTGATATGAAAGAAAACAACGAAATAGAGAATCCTCTATTCGTTCATCAACAAGCAGTTGAAGGACAAGGACCGAAAGTGAATTTATATCCTTATAACATTCTTGGTACAGGAAACATTACACTTAACCCGGATAATGTTGTCTGGACAGTAGATCCAGAACAACAACTATTGAATCAATATCAAAATGCATTCAGTTCTATAATAACTCCTCCAGGACCTAAGTTAGTATAACAGAATCACTATATGATAAAATTTGATAAAGTTAGATATAAAAACTTTTTATCTACAGGTAATGAATTTACCGAGATAGACTTATCTAGAAAAAAAACATCACTTATAATCGGATCGAATGGTTCGGGTAAATCAACACTTCTTGATGCTTTAACCTTTGGTTTGTTTGGTCGTGCGTTCAGAAAAATACCCAAGACAGCATTAGTCAATTCTATAAATCAGAAACATACAGTAGTTGAAGTAGATTTTCAAATAGGTAGAACAAAATATCGAGTTATAAGAAGTATCAAACCAAATAAATTTGAAATATATCGTGACGGTAAGATATTACATCAGGATGCGTCTGTAAGAGATTATCAGGCGATCTTAGAACAACAAATACTTAAGTTGAACTACAAGTCGTTTACTCAAGTTGTAGTCTTAGGAAGCTCTACATTCACACCGTTCATGCAATTAAATATACCAGAAAGAAGAGCAATAATCGAAGACATACTTGATATACAAATTTTTTCTGTTATGAAAGATTGTCTAAAAACTCGAGCATCATCATTACGAGGTGAATACAACGAAATAAAAACTAATATAACAATCGGTCAATCTAAAATTCAAAGTCAAGAAGATGCGATGAAACGATTAGAAGAAAATCGTGATGAAATGATTGATAAACTTAGTAAAGATATAATTGAACATGATAGACAAATTCATGACTATAGAACATCTGTTAGTTTTGAAATGACAGCTGTAGAAAAACTTCAAGACACTATTAATGATGAAAAAGAAATAAGAGAAAAACTTCAAAAAACATTAAGTGATGAAAGACAGTTTGAATCAGAAAGAAAGAAATTTATCAAAGAATTAAAGTTTTATGAAGATAATGATGAATGTCCTACTTGTAAACAAGACATAGAATCAGATCATAAAGAACATATATGTACAGATACTACAGAAAGTCTAAAAGAACTTGATGTAAAACTTAATGAAAGAAGTAGTACAATCGAAGAAATTAATAGTAGACTTGAAGAAATTTCTAAAGTACAATCAGAAATATTTGATAAACAGACTGAAATACAGAAAGAACAGAATCTAATTTCTACAAATGAACAGTATAACATTAAGATTCAGAATCAAATTGACGAGTTAGCACAACAAGAACATGCAGATGATGATAAAGATAAACTAGATAAGTATCTTAAAGCATTAGAAGTATTACAAACTATGGATGCTGATATATCAGAACAAAAACATTATCATGATCTTGCTGAACTACTACTTAGAGATAGTGGTATTAAAACTAAGATTATCAGACAGTATTTACCTATCATGAATAAACTGATCAACAAGTACTTAGCGAGTATGGAGTTCTTTGTACAATTCGAATTAGATGAAGAGTTCAATGAAGAAATAAAATCTAGATATAGAGATAACTTTTCATACTCATCATTTAGTGAAGGTGAGAAAATGAGAATTGATCTATCTTTATTGTTTACATGGAGAGCTATTGCTAAACTAAAAAATTCAGTAAATACAAATCTATTAATTCTTGATGAGGTGTTTGACAGTTCACTTGATGAAGGTGGTACCGATGAATTCTTAAAGATACTTCATACACTAGATGATAATACGAATACATTTATTATCTCACATAAAGGTGAATCAATGAATGAGAAGTTTAATAATATTATTGAATTTGAAAAGGTAAATAACTTTAGTAAAATAAAATGATAATCAAGTTTTTAAAAAAATTAAAGAATTGGACAGACCCTAATTATTGGGGAGAACAATTAGGTGAGAAGACTGGTGCTTTTGAAAAAGCCGAGAACAGTAAACTCAGAAAATGGGTAGACAGTTTAGAAGGTTGGAAATGGTGGGCTTGGCAACTAGGTCCAGGACTTATAATAATAGTATTAATAGAGTTAGCTATCAATCAAATAGGATTGACTATGCTACCATGGTAAGAAAATGATAATAAAAAATGAAAAAGAGTTAAGAGAAAAATGTCCAGAGTTCGATTTTAGTAATCCTATAATCGATCCTATTGAATTGAAAAAAGAACTTATTGATGCTATGTTTAATCATAGTGGTTTAGGTGTCTCAGCGAATCAACTTGGTTATAATACAAGAGCTTTTGCAATGAGAGGTGAAACAAAATCAGAATCAGTTGTATGTTTCAATCCTGTAATAGTAGATTTTTCACCTGAAATGAATACAATGGAAGAAGGGTGTTTATCATTACCTGATGTTTTTGTTCGAGTAGTTAGACCTTCACATGTTGCTATTAAGTTTCTTAATGAACTACAAGAAGAAGAAGGACAACTAGCAGAAGGACTAACAGCAAGAGTATTTCAACATGAACTAGATCATCTAGATGGTATTTTTATGACTGATAGAGTTGGTGAGTTTTCAAGAAAAAGAGCATTCGAGAAAGCGAAAAAAATTAAAAAAATGAGATCGAGAGGTAAAGAAAAGTTTAAAGCTCGATTTACTTTATGAAATTACATTATGAACTTCAAAGTAGTAATAATTCACCTTTGTCTGAATGTATAAAAGAATACCATGATATATTCACAGAAGATTGGTGTGAAAATTTAATATCATATTTTGAATCAAGTCTTCATTACAGAACAGATGATCATAGAAAACAAACTGATCAGATGCAACTGATCGGTGATCCTAGACCAGATGCAATAGAGTATAAGAATCACTTGTTTGAAACACTTCACCCATTGGGTGTCAAGTATGAAGAATATCTACATTCTTTATGTCATGATGATTACACACCATACGATAGACCTCTAACAGAAATTCATAGTACAGGATTTCGTTCTTTACAAATACAGAAATACACACCAGAAGATAAAGGATATTCGGCAGTTCATATTGAATCTGGTACAGAACATTACAAAAAATATCTAGCTGTTATCGTATATCTAAATGATGTAGAAGGTGGTGAAACAGTATTTCCTATGGGCGGCACAGCAATTGACCCCGAAGTAGGAAAAGTAGCTGTATGGCCAGCAGGATTACCCTTCTTTCATTGTGGACTACAATCTAAGTCTACAAAATATATAATAACAAGTTGGTTCGAATTTATTTAGCTTGAAACCGCCGGTACCCTTTTGTTATAATATATAAATAATGACAAAAGAGGTAAAAATTTCGTCAAAAGGTTCTAGTACTTGTAACCGCGGGTACACTTTTGATATAATATATACATGATCGAGATTCAAAACACAAATAAAGACATTCTAGCTAAGTTAATGGCTACAGAGAATATTACAGTTATTCACAAAAAGGTACCGACAGCGTACTTTGATGTAAAATCAAGGACATTATGTTGTCCGATACTTAAAGATGATATGAGTCCTGAACTTACTGATCTGTTTATGGGTCATGAAGTAGGACATGCATTGAATACTCCTTTAGAAGGTTGGCACAGTGCTGTATCTGAAAAAGGTATGATGTTCAAAGGTTACTTAAATGTTATCGAAGATGTTAGAATCGAGAAAAAAATCAAATCAAAATATCCTGGTCTTAGAAAATCATTCTATGCTGGTTACAAAGAACTTGCTAATAACGACTTCTTTGGTATCAGAGGAAAAACTTTATCAGAACTTAATCTAATTGATAGAATCAATCTTTTTTACAAGATCGGATCAGTAACTAAAATTGAATTCAATGATGAAGAACAGACTTATATCAACAGATGTGAAAAACTAGAAACCTTCGAAGAAGTAATGGAGTTGGCTACTGAATTATTTGACAGACAAAAAGAAATAACTCAAGATAAATTAGAGTCTATGACAGATCAACAAATTGAAGAAATGATTGATGAGTTGGGTCTTGATCAAGAAGATGATGAAAGTTCAGACTCAATGTCAGTTGAGACAGACGATTCAAATGAAGATGATTCAGATCAAGATGGTTCTGATGCTAAATCAGATGATAATTCTGAGGACTCGGATGAAGAATCAAACAGTACTGATGGTACAGATGATGAGGCAGAAGACGAAAAAAAATCTGAAGGTGACAGTCAAACAGGTGGGAAAACAACAGAAGAAAAATTAGAAGATGAACTAAATAAATCTATTTCAGATGAAGCGTTTAGAGAAAAAGAAGAAGAGTTATATAAAGAAGATGAATATTCAGCTGAACCTTCTTACTTTGAGATACCAGGTAAAATTAAATACGAACAATACATAGTTGGTTGGAAAAAAATTAATGAGATCATGTCAGGTAAAAATGATGATGGTTATGGGACTACTTATTTCAACAGAGATAAAATCAGACCTTATGTAAAAGAATTTGTAGATTCAAACAAAAAAATTATTAACTACATGGTCAAAGAATTTGAAATGAAGAAAGCGGCGGCAGATTACAAAAGAAGTTGGTCAGCTAAATCAGGTGAACTTGATATGAGTAAACTTCCTTTCTATCAACTAAAAGATGATATCTTTAATAGAGTTCAAATAACACCTGAAGGAAAGAATCATGGTGTTGTTATGATCTTAGATTGGTCAGGATCAATGAACGGATCAGTCAAAGCAACGATTGAACAAGCTACTTTACTTTCAATGTTTTGTAGAAGACTTGCAATACCTTTCAGACTATTTGCTTTTAGTGATGCTTATAATAGAGATTCTGAATATCCGAAAGAAATCAGAGAGATACCAAACTATGACAAAAGACATGAAGCTAAAAAAGAATTTAATTCACAAAAAATGTTTGGTAGTAATTCAATCGAAGATCAAAACTGGTCTTTAGGAACACTAAAAATGTTAGAAATTTATACTGATAAAATGAGTAATTCAGAGTTTCAAACATCTATAGAAAATTGGTTTCAGCTTTCTGAGTCAATAGAATCTAGATACAGTTACTATGATGATGATGCTCCTTTTGATAAAGAATTTCCTTGTCCTTGGTCTTTACATTTAAGTGGGACACCTCTTGATCATTCAATAGTATTGATGAGAGATTACCTTATTGATTTCAAAACAAATTACAATATAGATGTTTGTAGTTTCATAACTTTAACAGACGGTGCTAGTCATTCATGTTTCAGTGGTTCGGGTCAGTTAAACTTAATAGACAGAAAACTCAATAGAGTATTCAAATTAGGTGGAGACAGACATGGAAGAAGATCAACTCATTCTCTTCTAAGATGGTTGAGAGAAACTACAGGGACTAGAACAATAGGATTTTATATTACTCAAGCTAAAGGTTCTCAAGTTGTATGGGAAGGACAACTATTTTGTAATACTAAAACAGAACCTTATGGTGATCAAGAAGATAAACATAAAAAAGAATTTAACAATCTAGCAACTTCATTTACTGATGGTTGTTATGACTTGGCGATATTGATAAATCAAAAAAAATTAAAATTGAACTATGACGAAGATGAACTTAATGTCTCATCTGGTGCTAATAAAGGTGTTCTTAAAAGAGCTCTTGTCAAAGCTGGTAACAGTAAAATGAAACAGAGAGTTATCTTGAACAAGTTCGTAGGACAAATGGCAGTATGATAAAAAAGGTTGAAACCGCCGGTACACTTTTGTTATACTATGTACATAATGAAAAATAATCAAATTAACGAGGTAAAAAATATATTATGATTAAATTAACAGCTCAACATGAGAAATTTATAGATGCAGCTTCCGAGACATATCCCGGTCAAGCTGAGTTTTCAAAATCACAAATCAAAAGGATTTGTAAAGAAACAGGATGTCCGAATCCTTCATGGTTACAAAAACCTGAATTCAGGATTGGACATGGTACTTATTCACTTGAATTAGCTGGTATAGCGGTTCAACAAAATGTGGTCGATCTACCTGTTACTCAAACAACTATCGGTGCTCCTAGCGTCTTAGTGAATGATATAACAGTCATTCCTGAGTCAGTTAAAGAGTATGTTCCTTTTGGACACTTTACTGATCTTAAAAATATTATCAGTTCTGGATTATTCTTTCCAGTCTTTATTACAGGATTATCAGGTAATGGTAAAACTATGATGGTTGAACAAATCTGTGCTAAACTCAAAAGAGAATGTTACAGAGTTAATGTTACAGTTGAGACCGATGAAGATGATCTAATAGGATCAAATACTTTAGTTGATGGTAACATTGTATTCAGAGAAGGTCCTGTTCTTAAAGCAATGAGAAAAGGTGCTGTTCTTCTGATTGATGAAATAGACTTAGCGTCTAACAAGATTATGTGTTTACAATCTATCCTGGAAGGGAAAGGTTACTTAAACAAAAAAACAGGTGAGTACATTTCTCCTGAACAAGGTTTTACAGTATTGGCGACAGCGAATACTAAAGGTAAAGGATCCGACGATGGTAGATTCATAGGGACTAATGTTCTTAATGAAGCGTTCTTAGAAAGATTCTCAATCACAATGGAACAAGAATATCCTTCTAACGCAATCGAGAAAAAAATTCTTGTCAAAGAATTTGAAAAACTTGAAGTTGAAGACGCTATAGACTTTGCGACTAACTTAGTTACTTGGGCTGATGTGATCAGAAAAAGTTTTTACGAAGGAGCTATTGACGAACTAATCTCAACAAGAAGATTGGTTCATATTGCTCAAGCTTTCAAAATGTTTGAAAACAAAATGAAAGCGATTGAAATGTGTGTTGCAAGATTCGATTCAGAAACTAAAGCAACTTTCTTAGACCTCTACACTAAAGTAGATGCAGAAGCTCAGGAAGTTGATGAAACAGTTTCTTCTTACGAAGATGAATTGGCTGAACTGAAAGCTAAACACGAAGAACAATCTTCAAATGATTTTGAAGATCCAGATAGTAATGAAGATATATTTTAAAGGTTTTACCTCAAGTCCTACTCCGATTCTCGGGGTAGGCATTTTTACTATCATGGTTGATTTGAAAGGAGATAAATAATAGATATGGGACAATATAACGATAAAGTCGAAAGACAAAGAATGAGATTAGAAGCAGAGGATTGGGCGAATGGTGTTAAAGCACTACATGCACATTCACTTGATTCTTTATGGTATGCTGAGGGTAGGAAAGACGGTTCAGTTTTTGATGTGGAATATAATGATGGTAGAGTTCAAAGAACAATTAATTCTACAGGTGAAGTAGTTATCTTAGGTAAACAATTAATAGGTGATGATTTAATTCAAGCTTATAGTAGAGGTGGTATCTAATGTCGTGTGTATCTGAAATGATTTATATGAGAATGACTAATGGTAAATCTGTCTATGGTACTAATTTAGACCTAGGCAAATATAGTGTTAAACATGATGTTGAATGTGACTATGAATTTAATCATGTTAATCCTTCAACAGTATATTCAAAGTTTGAGTATGTGGGAACTGGTCATAATCCAGTTGCAGTATCAGTACCCTTTGATTATAGTAAATCAAAAGCAAAAGGTAAATTTAACGCACGAGGAGTGGACGAAAACAAATGGTAAAAATATTAAAAGAACTAGTTTATTTTGTAATAGACAGTTGGAGAATTATAATGGACAATAGATATAACCCGTTAAGGTTTATCGCTGATCCGTCAATACAAGCTTATTTTACAATGGCTTTATTTATTATGTGGAGTGCTTATTTTGGAATTGTAGCTTGGGTTTGGATTGGATGGGAAAACTATAGTATAGTATCTTCTATCTGGATACACTTAGCTGTAGTGATTCCTATTATGGTAACAAATGTAACATTTAGAGAAGCAGAACAGAACGGTAGAATTTGGGTAAAAGATTATACAGACAGAAAACAAGAGGGGAAAAAATAATGGAAATTTTAATCAATTTATTTTGGTTACCAATGAACTCAATAGAGTTTATAATCAATGTGGGACTATGGGGCCTAGTTGGTTACCTGGTAGTCGAAGGTGTTACTAAATACAGGGAACAATAGGGGCTATGAGCTCGGGTAGGGACAGGAGTACGACCTTATACAAAGAGGACAATTTTATTCTAGCTCTTGTAGTATAGACAGCGATTCCATCCCACCAGATTTAATATTATGATTTTATATTTAGAAAAACAATTAGAAGATGCATATGATGTTTATCGTAAAAATCAGATAAAGTGTGATGCATCATTTATAACAAAAGAACAATTTAGAGATATGTTTGAAGAATTGATGGAAGTTGTTTATGACTGAAATTATCTTTAAACAAAAATTCGGACCAGGTAAGTGTTCAAAATGTGGTATATACATGGAATCAGATGTTCATGTATATGTAGCTACGAACTTAGCTGGGAGACCTAGTTTGGTTAAAGATCAATTAGTAGTAGTTGATCCCGAGTTTTGTGAAAAGTGTTATGGGGCTGTAGCTCAGTAGGGAGAGCGTTCGGTTTGCATCCGAAAGGTCGTAGGTTCAATTCCTATCAGCTCCACCATAACAATGAATTGCTTGAGTAGCTCAGTTGGTAGAGCAGATGCTTTGTAAGCATCAGGTCGTAGGTTCGAATCCTATCTCAAGCTCCATATTAGTGAGGAATATATTATGAGAAAACATCTAACAGAATACTGTTACGAAATAAATGAAGTCCACGGTGGGTTTCAAAAACTATACAGCTTTGACAATCAGTATGGTGCTAGTGTTATCAAACACGAACATTCATACGGATTCGCTGAAGGTAAATGGGAAGTTGCTGTCTTAGATAGTCAAGGAAAGATATGTTACACCACAGAAATTACTGATGATGTAATAGGATATCTTACTTGGTCAGAAGTTTCTGAAGTCTTAAGGAAGATAGAAGCACTATGAAAACAGAATTTAAACCTCATCTAACACCTAAAGAAATGTTAGAGTTAGGAGTCTTTGGTGGGTGGTATTTTAAAGTATCAGAAAACATGAACGAATATCCTAAAGACTGGTTCGAATCAGCTCAGTTATCAAAAGATGGATTTGATACTAAACTTAATTGTTTTAATATACGAGCTGGTCAGTCTATGAAGATATGGACTGATAAAGGTTGGATAACACCCGAAGATCCATTGGGTTGGTTTCAATGGTACTGTAGATATTACATGGGACGTAGAATTCCTGAGTTAGATAAACATCAAATACGAAGATATAACAATTTCGGTCCGAGACACACAAATGCTTTATTAAAGAATTGTCAAGGTGAATATGATAAAAGACCAAGACAAAGACAATCACTACTACAATGGGGGTACGATCCGTACATATAATATGAATATATTTTACTTAAACAAAAGTCCTGAAATATCGGCTATTGAACACAACGATAAACATTGTGTCAAGATGATACTTGAATCAGCTCAGATGTT